GGCGCAAAGTGGATGCCGCCGTCGCTGCAATTTTTGGCTATGACAGGGCAACACAACCGCCACCGCCGAAGGCGCCTGTGGCAAAATTCTTTTCAATACAGGTCTGAGAGGCGACATGAAAAAACTTGATATTTCTGCCCTCGTTGGCTTTGGCGGATTAGTCATTGCCACGACAGGTCTTGCATTACTTTCAATCCCTCTAGCTCTCATCTGCTTGGGGTCATTTCTAGTATGGATCACGGAGAAGGCTAACTGATGGGAATTTCAAAGCGCATTCGAGGTGGATTTGCCAAGCGAGCAAATGATTCGCAATGGGTTGAACCGCTCATTCCTGGTCGCCCTGCGTTTATGGCGCCATCAGGAATTGATGTCACCGCCGACTCTGCAATCCGAATGTCAACTGTTTATGCCTGTGTCCGCCTACTTGGTGACACGATTTCATCGCTTCCACTTGGCGCCTATGTTCGCCGTGGTCGCAATAGAATTTCTTATGCTGCGGTCTATGGTTCACAACCTGAATGGATAAACCGCCCAAATCCTGAAACCTCGCGCCTAGAGTTTTTTGAGCAAGTTATTGCCTCGCTCAACCTTCACGGCAACGCTTTCATCTTGACAGTTCGTGATGAGAACGATGAAGTGTTTGAACTTTATTGCTTGAACCCTGACGAGGTTCGCATCAAGCGTCTGCGCCCTAATGAGCCTTTGGTTTATGAAATCACAATTCGTGATGTCAATGAAGCACGCACTGAGATTCTCACGAGCAGAGAAATCTTGCATATCCCGATGTTCAGACTTCCAGGATCACACTATGGCCTTGGCCCTGTCTCTGCCGCTCGCCTGACCATTGGCGCGGCAATGGCAGCAGACACCTACGCTGCCGCTTACTTCGGCAACGCCGCCAACCCTGGCGGAGTTATTGAGGTTCCTGGCGAATTAACACAAGAGCAGGCGCAAGATATTGGCCGTGATTGGAACATCACTCACACAGGCCCTTATCGCGCTGGCAAAATCGGTATCTTCTCAGGCGGTGCGGCTTTCAAGCCTCTCACGCTTAATGCTGCGGACGCTCAGTTGCTTGAGGCTCGTCGCTTCAATGTCGAGGATATAGCACGCCTTTTCCGCGTTCCAATAAGCCTTTTAGGGCATCCTGTGAGTGGGGCAATGTCATTTGCCTCAGTCGAAGCTCAAAACCTCTCATTCGTCCAACATAGCCTTCGTCCGCTTCTTGAGCGCCTAGAGCAGAGCCTGTCGGCTTTGCTTCCTGAGTCTGATGGCTTCATCAAGTTCAATCTTGATGCGCTACTTCGCGGCACAACTCTTGAGCGTTATGATGCCTACACAAAGGGACTTAGAGAAGGCTTCCTATCTTTGAATGATGTTCGTGCTGTTGAAGATTTAGCGCCACTTGGAGAAGCAGGCGACCAGCATCGAGTACCACTACAGAATATTGATGCAGCAGATGCGCCAGAAGTCGGAATGAAATTGCGTGCTGAAATCATCGCTCAACTTGTTCAAGTTGGCTTTGACCCACAGGCTGTTTTGAAGGCGCTAGATATGCCAACAATCAAACATACTGGTGTTCCATCTACACAATTGCAGGCAGTCTCAACGATTGACCCTGCTGCACCTGAATCAGTTTATGGAGTCGAGTAATGCCATACTTCATATCTGAATCACAAAGCGATTGCGAAGGATGGGCAACAGTCAAAGAAGAATCTGATGGTTCTTACACCACCATTGGTTGCCACACTAGCAAGCAAGATGCGATTGACCAGATGGTCGCAGTTAGCATCTCAGAAGATATGGAACCAGGTGGAGAAGTCCGTGAAGTTGGCTCAGTTCCACAATTCATCCGTGATAATGCTGCTCGCGGTTTGAAGTATTTAGAAGAAGGTTTTGGGGGCGATGGATTAACCGATGGCACAAAGCGTGAAGCACGCGAAATGGCAGCAGGTCGAATCAGTGAAAACAAAGTTCGCAAGATGGCACCTTGGTTTGCTCGTCATAAAGTTGACGGCCAAGCGCCAAAGAACCGCGATTCATCACATCCGCAATATCCAGGAGCAGGTCTTGTTGCTTGGTTGTTGTGGGGTGGAGATTCAAACTTTAGTGATAGAGCGCAGGAATGGGCGCAACGCAAGATTGATGCTCTTGATGCTGAAGCCGATTCAAGGAGCAAAATGAAGAAGATAGAACGCCGCACATACATTGTGCAGGATGTCGAAGCACGCCAGGCAGAAGATGGCGTGATGCGTTTGTCAGGATATGCGGCAGTTTTTAATGATGCCAGCGTTCCATTACCATTCAAAGAGAGAATCGCTCCTGGCGCATTCCGTAAGACATTAAGCGAATCACCAGATGTTAGATTGCTTATCAATCACGAAGGATTGCCACTTGCTCGCACCAAGAATGGCACATTGACCTTGACCGAAGATGACCGTGGCCTTCGCTTCGATGCAGAACTTGCAGATACCCAAGAAGCCCGCGACATATACACATTGGTCCAGCGCGGCGATGTTGACCAGATGAGTTTTGCATTCCGCGTCATCCGTCAGAACTGGAGCAAGGATAAGAGCGAGCGCACATTGACCGAAGTATCTTTGGCCGATGGCGATGTCTCCGTTGTTACCTATCCTGCCTACCCAACCACCACAGTTGAGGCTCGCAAGAAGATTGCTGATGCATTAGATGCCATCAAGGAAGGCCGCAAACTTGATGAGGATTCCATCAAGGCCCTTCGCGACTATCTAGCCGAATTGCTAGATATGGAAGGCGAAGAAGATGATGAAGATGAAGAGTACGATGAGGAAGAGGAAGAAGAAGATATTGAAGAGGATTCCATTCGCGCTGTTGATGTTGTCGGCGATTTTGTAGAATGGGATTCATCAGGCGGAACTGCTCGCGGAAGAATTGAGCATGTAATGAGAGAAGGAGTTCTTGGAATACCAGATTCTGACTTCTCCATCACCGCAGAAGAAGGAGACCCTGCAATCCTCATCCGCGTCTATCGTGAAGTTCGCGATGGATGGGAAGCAACAGAAGTTCTTGTTGGCCACAAGGCATCAGAACTTCGTGCCATTGACCCACTGCCATCACCAAGTGAAGAACAAAGCCGCAAGATTTCACTTCGTTTGGCAAAAGCAATTATCGAAGCAACAAAATAGATTTCTGCACATCTGTGCAGATTACGAAGTCGGAGCGAGACTCACACCCTCAATGAGCGCCGTGATTAATCATCGCCACCACCTCGGACCCTTACAAACACTCACAAGGAGAACTCAATAATGTCTTACCTAGACAAAGTTGTTGAGCGCCGTGATGCAGTGAAGGCTGAAATGGATGCAGTTCTTGAGGCAGTTGCCAAAGAAAACCGCACCGACCTTACTGCTGAGGAAACCGAAAAGGTTGATGCCCTCGTTGAAGAATCACGCTCGCTCGATGCAAAGATTGAGAAGTTGACTGCGCAAGCAGAAGCCGACAAGAAGGCAGCAGAAGCACGCTCTATCGTTGCTGATGCTCTTCCAAAGGCAACAACTTCAATCGTTCGCGAAGAGCGCACATATCGTCCAGACAACGGAACTTCCTTTGTCCGCGATGCGTTCAATGCACAAGTACGCGGCGATTATGCTGCACAAGAGCGTCTTGCTCGCCACATGAAGGAAGAGTCTGTAGAGCGCCGCGATGTTGATACATCAAACTTCGCTGGCCTTGTTGTTCCTCAGTACCTAGTTGACCTTGCTGCTCCATTGGCACGCGCTGGTCGCCCAACTGCTGATTTCGCAACAAACAAGATGACACTTCCTGCTGCTGGTATGTCATTGGAAATCTCAAGAATGACAACTGGTACATCAACAGCAATTCAAGAGACACAGAACACTGCTGTCTCTGAGACAGACGCTGACGATACCCTGCTTTCAGTACCTGTGCGTACTATCGCGGGACAGCAAGACCTATCCCGACAGGCGATAGAGCGTGGAACCGGAATTGATTCATTCGTAATCGCCGACCTCGTTCGCTCCTGGCACACAACACTTGATTCACAGGTTCTAAACGGAACTGGCAACAACGGTCAGTTCAAGGGAATCCGCGCATCAGGTGGAAATGCAATTACTTTCACTGCAACAACCCCAACAGTAACCTTGCTATATCCAAAGTTGGCAG